CTTCCTTTATAAAAGTTTCATATTTCTGACGCATAGCCGCAGGGAGTTTAAATAATGTCTTTTCAGTTATATAGTTTCTGGTTTTTATACCAAAAGCTCCTGTTGATAATGGGAATAAAAATGTGAAAGAGCAGAAATCGTCTCCCTGGGATAAATCCGCGCCCATGGAACAAGGCATCTGCCAATACTCTCTCTTCCTGTGAGGGAGAGTTTCTTCGTATGTGAAATAATACGTGTATCCCTCCATTGGGATACCAAATCGTTTGGCAAGGATGTCGTTGCGGACTGCAGGATTGTTTTCAGCTCGTTCTACATCCAGCTGATAAGTTTCATAAGTAACCGTCTTTCCGAGATTCGGGTTTGCTTTAATCCATTTATCCGGATAGTTAACTTCATCAATGGAGTCTAATTTATACCACCAGATAGAAGTATGAGGAGCTTTATACTCACCTTTGAGTATTTTCATTAACTCCATTTTGATCGTGTCGCCAGATCCATTACGGACAGTTCCTTCTGAACTGATAGCTACAATAAGGTAATCGTCATTTGAACCACCACTCTGCTCTTTTGCGGCACCCTGTTCCAATGCACCGATAACGTCCTCCCGTATATCGCCGGAAAGCCATTCATCAACGGTCGCTATCTTGACACGCAATCCCTGCAGTTTGTCAATGGACATAGGTCTGACTTCCAAAAGTGATCCTGTAAGAAAATTCTGAATTCCCTTTTTTGTTGAAGCCAGTTTAACACGATTCGCTTTAGATCCAGTCGTGTTCTGGAGTGAGCCCTCAGTGAGGAACTTATATAACGGTCCTCTTGCTCTGGTGATAGCAGTTCGAATCGGTGACATGACCTCTTCAGCCTGAGGCATGGTCGGGGCAGTTGTAACCTGATGCGTTGTTGCTGTATTAACATTCAATTCGTAATTCTGCAGACAAGACGCATACATGGATTTTGCCGCGCCCCTGGCCACAATCAGATACTGCTTGGTGATCAACCTCTTCTTGATCCGTCTTATCTCATAGTGGCCGCCGCTACCCGTTTCTGACGGAACAAAAATACTTCTCTCGATAAAGTAATACCATCCAAAAATTTGTTCGGCCCACAATTTGAAAGAATCGAGGAGATATAGATCACTACCATCGGTCAATGTAAGCTCATTCTCGCAATAGTGAATAAACCCCTCAACAGCCTGATTGTCATACCAGTATCGTGGATTATCAATGAGTTGATCAATTCGGTTCATCTCAAGAGATACTTCTTCACAAACTGGGATTTCTCTCCTGATTACGGCATCTCGAAACATGCCATAATACTTCGGTACGGCGGTGTTCGATAATGCCATGTTCTAATTGCTCCTATTTTTTCTTATTATTGGTATACACTTTTAAGTCGTCATCAAATCCGAATTTTCGATTAGCGGCATCCGTAAGCTTTGATTTTACAACTTGCTTGGCCACATCAGTTGCCGCTGGAGCAATTATATCCTTTGTTACTTTATCAATGAATGCTCTTCCTTTGGACACTTGTTTGGGACTCAGACTTCGAAGTTCTTTTTCCAGCTTGATGCGATTAATCTTGCTACGGATTTCATCATCAGACATTTCACTGATACTCTTCTGCTTCGGTTTTTGAATTGACGATTTTTTAGTCGGATTTTTTCTTAACTGTTTTCCGGTAAGCCGTGTATACTGTTCTTTCATTTTCTTAGCTTTCTTCTGACCGGATCGATTAAGACTCCTGTCTTTATTCTGATGGCGTCGAACTCCCCATTTCTGACCTTTTACGCCATGATGGGCTAAGAAATCAGTTTCCATCTATATCACCTCCTCGCTTTCTGCTTCCGAATTCAATCTCCACTCAAGTTCGTTGATCATTCGATTCATACTATCGGCTACAACAGAAGTCGTCGGAGGATCAAATAACATTTTCACTTTCATTCCAATATAAGACTTCGTTGCCTCAAGGTTCTTATCGGATGGAAGAAAGTCCCTCCAGATGGCTGTTTTATCTGAAATAACAAAACCAGCTACGGGACCTACACCAAGCTGCTTCAACACCATAAGCACCGAATTAATATGCATGACAATCTGTTGATCAAAAGCGGTATACTCTTCTTGAATACCAAGCTGTGCTTTTATTGATGTCAGAATACTTTCGTTCATCAGGCTACCTCTCTTTATTTCTTCCATGGACAAGTGTCGTTTTTATGCCGTTCTACAGGATCACTCCATAATATAGAGTCATCTCCGTAATGAATTGCATCATGGGTTCTTTTAACGGTACAAATCAGATATTCTGGATTCAGCAACAAATCACTTCTCTGGAGAATATCCTGTTTCGTGATTGGATTCATGTGGTGGACAAGGATTTTACTATAAATCTCTCTCCCTGGAATTCCAAGATCACATCCACTGTCCCGTAAAATCACCTTATCTCTCACCGATAACCATTCTGGAGATTTATAAAAAATTTGATTCAAATATCTATCGAACCCGAATGTCTCCTGCCCAACTATACCGCCGATACGAAGATACTTATACCGTTCTTCGAAAGTCGTGAATGCGATTAATTCGGAATATGTTTTAATACTCATCTGGATCACCTGCGCCACTATAGTCACGCATGGCTCGGAGAACTTCTTCATACACGACTTTTGTTTCGGCACTCTCTTCCAATGCTTTTGTTTTCGCTCTCAGAAGCTTATTCTCTTCTTCAAGTTTCTCCCGTTCAAGTCGTTCTCTCTCTGATCCCAACTTCAAAAAATGTGTTATAACCTGAGAAGAAGCTGTACCCTCAAGCATCTGCCTTTCTGCGCAATCCATCGCAAGAGATATCATCTGGTTTTCTTTTGCTTCCGGCGTAAGTGGAGGACGCCGTTCAGTTTTGCTCACCTTTGGCATCGTTTACGCCTCCTTATAGATAGTTATCATTAGCTATTCAATTGACATTGATGATTTTATGCTGCCTTTAGAGGAATTTACAAAACCAATTGATTATCGGAGGACCTAATATGAAACGGTACAAATCTTGAAAGGAGAAATACACACGGCTTAAACGTCTTTGTAGTTCTGTAAATCCCTCTGAAGGCAACATAAAAAATATAAATTGTTTCCAGAAAAATCCCACCGGAGATTTTTTGAAGACCGGCGCGATGCAGGGAGGGGGTGCTTTTTTAGCGACCCTCCCCCTATGCTTTGACATCGGATTACACCGGGGCAGCGCCTAAATCCAGCGCAACTTTCGAATTTCGCGGAACTTTTTTGTAAATATTCAAGAAATCAAATGATATTAACTCATCAATTGCTCGATTATGTTCATCATTGACTTCTTTTTCAGTCATATCATCTGAATAATTGGAAATACGATCCAGTTTTCCGCAAGTGTTGTAACCTTTTTCAGTATCGAACAAGTACCAAAGAGTGAACTGTTCGAATGGATCGTAAGGATTGTCAAATGTTGTTAATCTGAAATCATCCATTTAACTAATTCGCTCCTTTCAAATACTTTGAAACTGTTGATGTTGAAATTCCAAGTTTGTCAGCAATTTGCTGAATTGTATACGAAGCTGACATTGCTTTGATTCTGTTGATTTTAGCCTGACTTAAAACTTTTGTTTCTTTTGGCATTGCTCTTTGTCGTAATGAATCCGGATCACAATTATTAAGAATACGTTTTAATACAGACTCACTGACCGCACCTGCCTGTATAGCTTCCCATTCTCTATCTGTGATGACAATATTTCTGTCTCTTCTTGAAACAGAACCAACTTCTTCTCTTGCTTTAGTAAGAGCCTGCTGACTTGCTTTCTTGACATCCTTAGGTTTAAGTTTAACACCTGCTTCTTCAGCGGCTTTCTGTTTTCTCTGTACAGTAGCATTAGCCATACGCTGGGCAGCTCGTTCACGAGGCGTATTTGATTCAGCGATTGTCAATTTTCTTATAAGACTATCGTACTCCTCCTGATATTTCCTCTTAGCATCCTTACTGTAGGCTATCTTACCGGCTTTACTGGACTCAAGCCTTGCTTTGTTGGCCATAGCTTTCATGCTATTAGCGTAATCAGCATACACAAGTTCCATTGGATGTCTATACTTAGATACCAAGGTCATAGCGTCATCGGTTTCAGACATACGGTTACTCTTATCAGTACGCTTCTTAGTTACCTCCGTTACCTCGCCAGTCTTCTTATCCACTTTCTTGACGGTATAGGTAGCATCGTCAGCTTTCTTGTAGATAAGAGCTCCGTCAGGTCTGGATGGATCATACCATTCTTTACCCGGGAGGTTTGGTTTAGGAGTTCCCTGTCGCTTATCAACAGTAACTTCTCCTTTGGCTCTGGAAATAAGGGTGGATGCACCGCCGTATTTGATCTTTCCGGTCTCGTCGACCTTGATCTGATACTTCTGTTTTAACGCCTGAATGTTATTGTCTTTTTCACTCTGTTTGTAATCCAGATGATGTTTTTCAGCATCAATGACAACCATACTGTGTCTTACAGCACGAGCTAATTCATCATCAGTAGCTCCGATGATAGTCATATCGGTAATCAGATTAGAGATTTTACCCATCTCAGTGTCGGTTTTCTTCATGAGTTGGTATTCTCTGCCGTCTCGATACCAATGTTCTTTACCATCAGATCCTGTCTTCTTCTCACCTTGATAATTCATCTTAGGATCGAATCCCTCGAGTCCTTCAAGAGGCGGACGACTGGCAATCTTAACCTTTCCGGCACGATCATGAGTAGGGATACACATTACGGTGTCGCCATCGAAGTCAGCTCCAGATAATCGTTCAGCAACTTTACTGTTGATCCCAATCGCGTCGATGGAATCCTTACCAATCATCTTGATAGCATCTTTGTTTTTGTTGTTGACTGTACAGATAGGAATCTCAAATGTACCACCATGAGGATATCGAACAAGGGCAAGCTTACTTCCATCAGGATATCCTGGAGCATATACTTCTTTCTCACTCAGAGATGTGACAGGTAGAATAACATGGTATTTCTGACCCGGTAATGCGGCTGCTTTAAGATGTACGGCTGCTGAGTCACAACTACTTGCGAATTTATCAAGATAATATTTCTTCACAGTCGGATTGGTCAGAGCCATGATAGCTTCATATTCTGCCTGCTTGTCTGCTTTAGCGATGCCAAGCTGTTTTTCTGCCATAGCTTTTGACTGTTTGGATAAGAACTGAGATGGTAAAGCATCTTTCCATTCGGTCCAATCACCTTCATCAGATCGCTTATTAATAAGGCCGAGCTTCTTCTTACCATTTTTGTCGGTATACCAATACTGCCCGCCTTGATCGGCATCTTTAATAAGAGAGCCGAAGGGGTTGTCCGGATCTGGTTTCACATCTTTGAGAACCTCCAGTTTTGGAACACTTTTAGATTTATTGGTGTTGAATATAACATCGACTCCTGGCGGAAAATCTTTATCATCTTTGTAGACTGCCATGCCTTTGATATATTTCTTTCCGTCAACCATGATGCGGACCTGAGAATATTTGGATTCGCCAAGCGACAGATCCGGTACATTTCGCCTAAGTTCAACAGTTCCATCTCGATCAATGCCGCCATCTTCTTTATAACGAATCATAAGACGCTTGGAATCTAAGCTTTCAGGATATGTGAATTTCTTTTCATAGGTCTTCCCATCATCTCTGGAAATATAATCAGTGACTGTCTTGACATTATCAAAATCGTAGATTGCACTATGCGGTGTTCCTGGTTTACAAAGAACTCTCTGAGTCGTCATCTGACCTTTATTTGTGACCTGTGAGAATCTACCTCCATAAACCTCATAGCCTCCTTCAGCCTGTAATATAAACAATGCCTGATCCAGTTTTTCTTTTGTGATTTTCAGATCATTGTTTACACCGGCACCGACATCAACCATGCCTTTTTTATCAACCTGTTCTTTCAAGAATTTGGCCGTGTCTCTGGCCTGTTTCATTCTTGACTCGGAATTTGGATCAAGGAGTGATCGAACAGATGATTCATTAATTCCCATTTTTCGACCAATCTCAGAATTATTCATTCCTTCTTTGTCTCTGAGACGTTTAGCTGTGGCAACCATATCTGATCTACGCTCGTCTTTTGCAATCGCATACACTGTTCGGAAATCGGTAGAATTGTAACCAAGTGATTTAGCAATCGCATTATCACCAGTCCATTTCTTACCGTTTTCATCAGTATATGTAAAACCAGATTTTCGCATCTGCTCCACACGACCTAAGAAGTCACGTGAGCTCTGATATGGATCTTCACCTGAACCCCAAGGGTATCGTCCGGAACGACGAGGCATACCATAATGAGCCAGATATTCCTCATCTGTTATGGAGGCCGATCCTAAATATGATTCGATTTCTTCTGCTATCGGATTCATCGGTTACGCCTCCTCTGCATCACATTCTGCAAGTATCTTGTCGAGATGAACAATCTTATCCATAATCGGCAGAATATCTTCTGCAGTTGGGTTGAATACTACTACCTCGTCGTTCTGGTAAATACAGAGTTCAAACTCGATATCACCTGGTCTGATCTTATATTCAAGACAGAATAACGCCGCATACACCTCAAGCTGTTCCATATGCACTGGACCGACGCCAGTCTTCAAATCATGGATTCTGAGCTTATTATTCCGGAAACAAATTGCGTCTGCAGTTCCGAAGAATCTGTCTGAATAATATAAAACAACCTCTGTGCTCATACGAAAACCGATAGCATCGTTTACATATGCGTACAGGGTTTTCTTCGAGCGAGGCTGCTTAATACCCATATCAATAGTTTCTTTTGCCCATGCGTGTAAGCGTGTGCCAAGTTCCGCAGCTTTCTTGTTCTGTCGAACTGTGATTGCTTTCTCATCACTATATCTCAACCATACTGGCTGACTTGGGCTAAATGGTGCGTGAAGTCCACTAAGCTTTGAATGATTCACGAAGTTCATCTAAAACATCCTCCTTATTTTCTGGGTAGATAAATCGTGAAAATGACATGGCGTTCATTTTTGCAACATAGTAATCCTGGTTCGGACGATGCGATGCCGTAGCACTTTTCTTAACTTCCAGAGTCGCCCACTTGTCTTTGTATAAAACAAGAAGATCGGGGATACCCTGAATATCGCTCGAATCCAGTTTGGTTACGATGCAACCAGGAAATATAGCTCTAAGCTCTTTTTTCAAATCTGCCTGAAACTTATTTTCTTTCATGAACTCTTTCTCCTTTCATAGAGATGGACCCTCTGGGACTTGAACCCAGGACTACCGGCTTATGAGACCAGCGTTCTACCGACTGAACTAAAGGTCCGTAAAAATAAAAAGATAATATATTGACCGATTTTGGCCGATATATTATCTTCTCCCTATAAAAGGGGATGTTATTTTCACGTGTGAGTTTTTCGACACAGTGGTTAAGTTATGCGTTTGAAATGATAACCTTTGTGTGACACTCGATTGTTTTGCTGTTTCAAAATATCTTTAATGGCCGTCGGACTGCCCCCGATATCTTTAGCACATTTTTCTACGGACTCATACGTTTTTCCGGTTTCGATAATCTGTACTCCAATTCCTGGACGTCCTCGCTGATCCGTGCGGACTTCAGATTCTTCACCGGCTTTTGAAATATGGAACCCATGACAAGTACAATATCCTTTACTGCCATTCACAACTCTGCTGACGCAGGACGCATTGCCGCCAATCGCATCAGCACAAGCTTTGATAGAATTGAATTCTTCACCGGTTTCTAGTATCTTTACCGGAACGCCGTTTCGTTTGGTGTCAAATTCCCCCATAGAATCTCTCCTTTCTGCACCAAAAAAAGAGCGCCTGTAAACCAAGCGCCCTCATGGGTTATCTGTACATATGCTCAATATAGATTAGATCTTCAATCCTGCAACCTAATGCTTTGGCAATCAAAAATAATCTATCGAGAGTTGGAGAAGTCACTCCGTTCACATAGTTACTTATAGTCCCAACCGATATGCCAGTTTCTTCAGACAAGTCATCATATGTGAAGCCTTTCCGCTGCATCATGGAATATAACCTTATATGTGCATCCATATGAAATTCTTTAAGACTCATATCATCCCAACTATTTGGGAGTCGTCTTCGTGTCTGACGGTAATTGTCATAAATATACTGCACCCCATTTTTCATGGTGATCAGAATATCATAACGACTCATCTGTTTGATATCGGCAATCTCGTCAAAGTCCGGATTGAAGTAGTCCAAGAAATCCTGCCACAGATAATCATCGTCAATCCACTGTTTTCTTAATTCGCTCATTTCCGTCACCTCAATCAATAAGTTGAATAAATGGCGTTAATTCTTCAATGTTGCATTTCAAGGCATAGCTTAAATTCATAAGTGCCTTCAACGTAGGCATACGCTGACCTTTTAAATATTTACAGATTGACTCCCTACTCAAATGACTCCTTCGTGCCAGCTCACTTTGATTCATATGTTCCGATCTCATAATGTAATCCAAGTTGCCTGCAAACGATTCAATAAGCTCCTGTTCAGTCATAGAATCTCCTTTCTTTATTGTACGTACAATAAATGGTGGTACTGTAGTACAATGTATATTAGCTATACGAAAAATTCAATTTTTTGAATAAATAAGATAGCTAATTAGATCGGTACTACAGTACCATGATGAAAATAGCCATTTTAGGCCATTTTTAGCCTATTTTGGGCTAATTTCCGACTTTTTGTACGTACAATAATTCAATATGCTGATTTTTTGTACGTACAATAATTCGTTTCGATACAATGATCTGCATCAACCACTTCTGATTTTTTGTACGTACAATAATTCGTTTTTACTATTTTTTGTACGTACAATTAATCCCATTTCATAAGTTTTCGGTACTCCGATTTGATACCATCTCTCACGATTTCAGACACATTTTTTCCAGTCTGTTCGCTAATATATTTAAGTGTACTGGCATCTCCGATGGACAAACGTACATTTAAACGATAATCTTTAGAGATTTCTTTCTTCGGTCTCCCTTTCTTTTTACTCAATTTTATTTTCCTCCGCTCCGCACCCTCTTATCACAACCATATTATTATGATCATAATCATTAACAATATCATAGGTACAATCGGGTGGTAATACTAATACCCTATCGTTTGGCGCGTTTAAATCTTCGTACAGTTTCTTCTGCAATTTCGCAATATCTTCTGACGAACGCCTCACGACTGGCTTTACAACAAATATCATCCAACTACCTCCAAACTTTCCCAGTCCGCTTATCCTTGACTACGATCCTCTCTTCGATATGAAAATCTGCAGCGTCACAAATGGCAAATATAGCGGCGAGTAATTTATTGAGTCGTTCCTCCGAATCGTTTTCTCTACGTTTGTACCTATTTGCTTTGTCCACCGATGATACAGCATCAGCGTTCATAATAGCCTGATATGCAGTAGGGTCCAGATATCCAGACCCATTCCGCTTTAAATCATTTTTCATTATTCTTTGAAACATCCTCCATATCTATCTGCGCTGGTTCCAACCGGATTCCACCATACTCCCATAGATCTTCTTTGAGCTTATCCATATCCAATTCACCGTCTTCCCAACGTCCGTAATATTCCAGAACTTTATCCACGAATCCCGGAAGTCGTTCACGATATGATTTAGGCCAATAGTGATCCATGAGCACTTCTAATGGCAGGGTGAGAACCAACGCCAGTACAGTATTAACAGTTTCTTCATAAACATCTTTCTTAGTCTCGGCAATCTTTACTCCGATTTTTTCCTGAACGATAGCGTCCAGCTGCGCCTGCGTCAGGTTGTATGTCACGGTATGAGCTTTCTCCTGCTCTCGCTTCATACGTCTCAATTCTGCTCTATTCATTTTCCGCTCTCCTGAGAATTTCTCCGTCCATACTGCACCACTGAACCTTATCTGATAAAATATCCTTCAAATTTGCTTCTGTGAATAATTCTGAATTACATGTGGATACAAGTTCGGATAATTCACCTGCTTCAAACCCCTCTTCCGGAATAATCATGACTTCATGAATGGATGATGGGAGAACATAAAAGTTACCACCGACGATATCTCCGATCTTCTTCCGAATACTCTTATGTAATATCATACTGGCTCCGTTCATCTGATTACCTTTAGTGAGTGTCAGCATCGGCAACTCATCACCTCGCATACGAACTTTCCTATTGAATAAATTAATTGAGAATAATGGCTTATCAAGGAAAAGTGCCTCGATAAGATCATCAGTGGTGGATAATACCGGTTCATAATTCAGATCACTTATCATGGCATCTCTATGTAACGTCCGGACATCAATACCCAAATCATTCATCAACTCCGGAGTAAACATCAGATTACCCAGCTCCTTTTCTGATTCATACAAGGTAGCCATATAAATCAGAGCGAAATCGCCAATGTAAGTTACAATTTTTCCTTCCAATAAATTACGACTGAAATCAGGATCATAAATACGAATCTGCAGTTTGTCTTTGAGATCTTCATAACTGTTAAAATTCAACATCATAGCTAATCCTCCTTATCGTTTTGTATGGATATAATTTTAGTTTACATAATAACAGCCGCTAAGATAATTAAAAGCAGACCCTTGATCTGATCTGCTTTATCGCTGGCTAATAAATATTCAAATACACCGAGCACAACGCTGCCGATAGCTAAAATATGTAGCATTAATGCGAATCCTTTCTTTATTAAAATAGTTTAAATAAAAAAACAAAAGACCCAACGTATTTAACGCTGAGTCCAATGTCTTCGATAAAATTATTTGTTGTACATATCACAAATCATTTTAATACAACAGCCGTACAGAATGCCGCATGTTATGCTGTCAGTGGCCTTTCTAATTGCAACACTTGTGGCGTCATCATCCTCTATTGACGCACAACTTTTGCAAGAATTGTGCCATGCTAACACACCAGTCACACCTGTTATCACTACTCCTACTGTTTTCAATGTTTTCAGATTTGCCATAACCAAATTCCTCCTTAAAATAATTTTCTCATTATAGAAATTGTTTTCAACGCGAAAAATGATTACTTTTCTTTGCGCGATTTAAGAGTTATACGGATAAAACCTGAGGCTGTTGCTTCAATAAGCTGCACTTCTCTGTTTAATATCGCTGTATCACTGAAATAAGCAAGCAGTCTATCAACACGGAATGACCCGATTGAATGATTAGGTGACTCGTAAAGATAAATTGTTTCGTTATTTCCCAAGATTGCAAGTATATCTATTAAAAGTATCTGTTTCATAATACTCTCCTTTTAATCCAACAACGCTGTATCAATAATCTGAAAATTAGCTCTGTGAATATAAAGAGCTTTACCATCGATCATCAATTTCGTCATTTTAGGCAAGTCTTTAGGAATCTTCCAATATACCTCATCTCCTGAATATGCTACGATAGGCTGTCCAAGCTGACTTTTAATAACCACAACACGTGACTTACCAAAATAATTCTTATATTTATTCACGATACCTGCTACATATGTATTATCGGAGAGCTTACCGGTTGACTGACTGTAAATATCAGTCTGCACAAAGTCTACGTCAGGCTGCAGACCATCCTGCTCAAATATACATGTATCACCACAACTCTGAATTTCTTTACCATCAATGTTGATTGTGATCACGGATGACATCTCGTATCCCGTAACAACAGATCCGTCGCTACTGTAAGAAGTCGTCTTAACCGGATTGCCCTGAATATTGATTTTATCTCCAGTGGTTGTCATAACTTTTGAGCCATAGTTATCGTAAGTACGGATCGTGTAGCCATTACCTACGAGATTTCCTTTGATCTCATTAACAGTGTCATCCAGCACCGCACAGCCTGTAACTCCGCCAATAAGGCAGAGACATAAAGTTACAAGTAAAATAAGTCTGAGTTTTTTCTTCATTTTTTAATTTTTCCTTTCTACTTTAATAATAAAAATTTAACCCACATCGGTAAATCAGATGTTTCAATTGTGTAGCAAAATGCGCAGGTAATAACATACCGTGAAAATAATAAACGCCACACACCAAATGAGATGTGACGCAGCGCTGTATTTACTCCTGGAGGTTATCGCAAATCCTAAAAACGACACCGCAAATAACACTCCGAATACCAAAGCAAACATTTTGATTCTCTCCTTATCTACAAAGACTCAACATGCCGCATATAGCAGCTGTACAGAATATAACAACTTTACAGATGTCTCGACCTTTTGCATACCACCATGCTGAGAACAGATCGATGAATATAAATACTGCTAACCATAGTTTTAACGAAAATATCATTTCGAATCCTCCTCTAAAATCTGTTTCTTAACGTCTTCAGTAAGTTCTTTAGCAATGAGATCGTGAACAATTTTTCCAACACTAAAACTCATGGGATCATCTTCGGCAAGTCGGGACTGAACCTTCTTCGGACAATCATACCCAGGTTTGTTAACGTAATGTTGTCGTCCAAAACCATTTTTTACAATATCATCACTGGTTGTAACGTCAGCAAGACCTCCTTTGTTTAAACAGTCATGAAAATGCTCGCAGTTATTACAATACACATCGTCATCTTTAATCCAAGGAAATGGCTGAGTGAAACGTTTTTCTTCAATCAACGGATCTGATCCGATGGAAAGTCCGGTGATCAGCTCAGAATATGGCAGAGCTTCAATCCACTTACAAACCTCTCGCCACTCGTCCAGCTTATGACCCTTCCGCTGTCTGTAAACATTCGCCAGTACCTCATAATTCAGCATAACATTACGAGTCTGGTTATAGCTGCTCGGAAGAAGCTGAATAAGCTGCCACCAGTATGCTTTGTCTTTGGTTTTGAGATAAAGATCACGGCAATCGTTCAATTCGTCTATTGTATTTTGCAAGGTACCAAGTGGAGAAAACCTCAATTTTCCTTTTTCTTCAAAATCCATCAAATGCTCACAACTGAAATCCTCCAACGTAAATTCTTTCTCCGCAATCTTGTGCATCGTACTGCAGGAGTTTGCAACCGTGCCAACTTTATAAGTATCAAATTCTTTCCACCAATACAACGGCGCAGTAATTCTCACATACACCGGCATCATTCTCATGTATTTCCGATGCTCTGTACCTGCATTGGATAAGCGCTGCGTGAGGGAAAGATCATCAGGACCTAGTTCAGATCGATTTTCTTCTCCGACCGCCGGACCAGAATTTCCAAGAATATCATAATACTCATCTTCTTCTATGAATGTACTATCACTCTTCTCCCAGCTATTCATCGGATTTCTCATGCCCTGAATAATAAACGCCATCTGCTCTGGACTCGCCAGAACCACATTTTCTAAATTAATGCTCATTCACAATATCCTCCTCGTCATCAAGCCATACTCGAATCGATGCACCACATGCCCTTATATATTTAATTCTTGTTTCGAGTAATATTGCACATACATATTTTTCATAGTCTATTCCATTACAAATGCACATGCTTTCCGTCGTTATACCATCCATGATGATAACTTCAGATTTACTACACTCTAATACATCTCTTAATTTAATCATTTAACAAGTTCTCCTTTTCCAAATAAAAAGAATAATTATCACTGAGACATACGTAGGCGAAAAAACACATATTCTCAAATTCACATCTACAACATTATTCATTATTTTGCATAGCAATTTCGTTTTTAAGCTCTTTCATCTTATCCTTAAAGTTTCCAACTATCACATCGCGACCCTCTCGATAACCTTTTCTGTATCCACGCATGTACTCATCATGTAAAATCTTCGCGTTGACCGTAATTTCGCAAATATCAACTCCGCGATCTTCCATCATTTTGACAAGTGCAACAGCTTTAGACAATGTCTCTTTGCTTACGGTTATCTGGTAATTATCTACAATCCACGACGATATTGTCTGAAATATAAATTCATCCCTTGTTTCGATCGCTTTCGTAGATACCTCATTGATGAAATTTTCATACATCATTTATTCTTCCCTTCTCTCAGCATTTCGCATTTCGATTTCGCCAGTTTCTTCATTATAATTCGGGCACTCTTCGTCATCTAATCGGAGGCAAGGCGCTGATTCGTTATCCAGTAAAACTTTAAGACCGCCAAACCTGCAATCTTTACATTTAATCATCTCAAATATCCCCTTCCGCTCTATGAAAACTCTTATCCTCTTCAAAACCTTCCGGATATCTGGCTTTAAGCTTATCGATGTTCATCCGCATGATATCGTCCAACGACCAACCTTTAGCCGTACAATACTCTGCGATAAACCAGAGAAGATCCCCAAACTCTTTCTTTACATGGTCAACTTCAAATGCATGTCCCTGATACATTTTCTGATAGATGGAGTGAATTTCACCGATTTCTCCAACCATTCCATAAAGAGCGTGATTCCTCTGCTCTCGGAACGTCAAACCCTGATTGATAGTTCTGGCCGCCAGCTTCTGATACTCATTTCCTGTCATGATTATTTCTCCTTTCCGTAAGGTTTTCTTCTAAACCATTTCTCTGCTTCTTTATTTCTAAGTTCCGGTCTGCTCATAAAGCTTCGTTTAATCTCTCTATCCTGTTTAATACTTCTTTCATCTTTTCCTGGATTTGGATCTATCCATCTCATCTTGTTAGTTACCTCTCTCCTACAAATTTCTTCTAGTGTGGCAATCGCCAATCCAATTAAAATAAGGACAGCCGTTAAATCGACCGCCCCTAAAAATATAAACACCCATGTGAGCATATTACTCTCCTTCAACAACGCCGACCGCTTCATTGTCAGCATACAAAACATTTACTTCCGGTTCCCACATAACCATAGCCCGATCAACGAATATACCGCTTTCCGGAACTCCAAAGTCACCGTATTTATTTATAACGAAGGTTGTCGTGTATTTGATATCAACTACATCTTTATCCTTAATAAACTCATTTACAGCTTTCGCCAGTGCCACTGAATTTCCATCACTGCTGAAAATTTTTACTTTCATTTCGCTTTCTCCTTTTCTGCTTTTTTAAGTTTCTTTTCGTCAGGTTTATAACAAACCGGCTTCTCTGAATGCTCGTTCATGGGAATGCCTAAGCATTCATTGCAGGGATCTTTCTCCTCATATAAATCCGCATATTCACATAACGGACAATATTTTGAGAAATTTACTTCTTTATATATGTATTCCATTTGCACCTCCTACTAAAATATAAACGCCAGAAATCAGTCCCGCAGCAATCGCTTCAAGACATAAAAACATGAATATTTTCTCTTTCCGTGTCATTGGTGAATCTGAATCGGAACTGAATACGCACACGAGTGTGAATACGATACAGGTGACTATGATAAGCGAACCTATTAATTTATTCATGTTGTCCTCCTTCCATTCTATCCAGCTATCAGGTATACACTAACGGTGAGCAAGATAGCGAAAGCATCCGTACCCGCTATACATATGATCTTATCTTTAAGATCCAAGTCGTATCCGAATACAAAAGTTATAAATGTGCTCATGGTAATTAACAATAAAATCCATCCGATTACTACATTCATTTCATTCTCCTTTCTTACAACGGTAAAAACAGTGAAAATACAAAACAAACCGCTCCTACAGTTAAAACTCCTGCAGCTATCATCAATAATATTAGAAGTATCGCTGCCATTTTTTCTATAAGGTCTTCCATTAGTTTTCTCCTTTCAAAATAACTTTCCCCGTTCTCAAACTCTCCTGTACAGCAATCACTCTCTGATTCGTACTGCCGGCCCAGGGATAATTGACATCGGAAAGCTTCTCTACGAATTCTCCATCCACCAAAATATCAATCCACTTCATACCGGGCAGATCTCGAATTTCCTCCCATAAATATCCGGTATACAACCAAACAGTCTTACCTGGCATATATTTCTTGATGTATTTCGCCAAATGAAAAATGGTGTCTCTATTCTCTGGATGTAAAGGATCTCCTCCAGAAAAAGTGACACCGCTGATATAAGACTTATTTACTTTGCTATATAATTCCTGCTCAGCCTCCACGTCAAATATCAATCCGTCATGTGGATTCCAAGTCACAGGGTTTTGACACCCTTTACAATGATGATTACATCCGGCCACCCAGAGCACTGTCCGCAACCCATCGCCGTTCCGCATATCATCTGTGGTTATGTTATGATAGTTCACATGAAAACACCTCCTAAAAATATCCTTCTTGTTTTAAACTGGTGTAGTTGTCGTCACCAAGAATCGTCATGTCTTTAAACGAAACATCAATTAAGTCACCGATTTCAGAAATTGTTTTAGCTGCAGAAATATCTGTGACACTTGGGGTCGAGTCTCCGGAAGGATGATTGTGAACCAAGATAAATGCTGTCGCGTTGAGCATGAGAACTTTCTGCGCTATTCCACGTCTATCGATAACACTCGCGTTAACGCTGCCAACCCCAATCTCAATGAATGATTTAAAGTGCATTTTTGTATCAAACATGAGTAAAAACGCATGTTCTTCTGAATATGTGTCCAATCGTAGAGCTTTACATAATTCGTAAACATGCTCGGGATGTCTGAATTGTTTTTTCTTAATATCTATTCTTTTCGACCAAACTTTTTCAAATGTGATTAATCCGTCTTCGTCAAGTCTGGTTTCGTATCTTCTGGCCAGCATTTAAATCTCTCCTCATTCATAAAAAATAAAAGACCCGATGTTTCCACCGAGCCCTTTAACTCATTTGAAAAATTGTTTCATTACAAATTTCTGATATTTCTTAGTTACCTCATAAGCAGCGTAATCTGTAGAAAATCCATTCAGCATTCTATTTGAAAAATCTGTAAAAGACATATCGAAATTATTTTCATCACGTCTTGTGATCTTAATAACCAGACTGTCGTTTTCGTTGACTTTTACAAATATACCTCCCTGGATTCTTTCCTTAAGTTTCGCATGTAAGTTCGTGCTAAATAAATATTCATAATCTGTCATAACACCATTCCTCCTTTTCATTAAAGGAGTTGTGATTTTCGCGTTATTCCTCACTGTAATCCTCCACGGTAAAACCGAAGCACCATTTAATCATTCTCTTCTGAAACCAGTTGAAGTGATGATCTACGTCAATACTCAAGGTTCTGACTCCGCCAATTCTGATCCGCGAACCATTTTTAATTTTAGGAATACCTATAACAGTACCTTTGAATTCATTTGTCTCCATTCTGTGGTAGAAGTCCTTTCTCGTCCATCATTTTTATTGCATCATCGCAGGCCTGTGTATATCCAGTCTCATATCCTTTACAAATAGCATTGAACGTATCATAATTAAGCGGTAAATGATTTTCCGCTGCGGTTCTAATGATTATCGCGTGTAATTTATTTGGATCAAGTTTCACTCCCATTTCGCAAACTTCCTTTCGTTGAATTTTTTCTTCTTATTTAAGGCTTTGGTAATTGCCATATCTATTCCGGATCTGCTCTTTATGTGATAAAAATATAAATTGCGATATGGAGTATTCAATCGGTCTATTCGTCCACACGCCTGCTCAGTAACTTTATAGCTATAATTTTGAGAGAAGAATATGATAGTATCTGTACTAATGCAGTTCCACCCCTCACATCCAGCAGTGTACTGAACCAAATATATCCATCTATCTGCATATGGTACCGGTTGATGAGCATGTCCGGACCATTCAGCTACTTCGTAACCTATATATTCATCATCGCTAAACAGATGCAATAATATTTCTCTTTCATAGTCAAAATTGTAAAATATAATAGCCCTTGGAGTTTTTTCTAATATCTCCATAAGAGCTACAACCCTTGACTCATCCGTATTTACAATCCTTCTGAGAACATAGCAAAGACCAGATGCCTGCTGAATAGGCTCGTTTTTAAATGGGTCCCAACGATTTCTTATAGCATCTTTGTATTTAGGAATATCATAAGTCGCATATACATCCATATGATGCTGTACCGTAGTTCGTTGAAAATCCATATCAACCAGTATTCTGTTTCTCAGTCTAACTAGTCTACCTACATTCAAATATCTGTCTATCTGAGGATATTTGGTAAATCTGGAATATACCACATGCTCTCTACAAAATTCCGTTTTATTTTTATAAAAGCCATTCGCCACAAATACCGGAATATAATCCGCCCAGCAATCGCCAGGAGTTGCCGATAATATAATCCAGTCGTTGTTTTTAGCGATTTTCTGAAACGATTTTACCCATTCACCAGATCCTGTAACTCTATCCTCATCAAATATAAAGAACGCATCTTTTATTTCTATATACTTCTTTATATTATTCCAAGAGTCAACTACTACTGTCTGTCCTGGATATAATTCATTTTTATCTGGGTTTGTAGATATTCTATAATTCGCCAGTTCACCATCCCATTCATGAGAATCTCGTTTCATTGCCGTTGTAATGATGTAAAGATTCTGAGGATTTTTCATCGGAATAAATTCTTGATTAAGGAAGCTGCCACCATTCTCTTTGAAATAATAATAGAGACCGGTCCTAGATTTACCAGAACCAGTCCCTCCGTTGAGAATACAGCCGTTTTTCATTTTATGCACAGCTGCCATTTGATAATTACGTAAGAAATCTGTCATTACTCGATTCACCATCTATCCGCGATGATATATCTAGGGGAAACCAGTATAAGCCACTCGTCAGATATTCTATATTTTTTTCGAACCATAGCGTACACTTTATCGGTATATCTAAGCATAAATCCCCAAATATTTTTACCGTCACGATCAGCACGTCGTTTACCAAGTAATGTTCCAAAAAATGAACATAATAACGTTGCAGGTCTATCCACTAATTTAACTTTAATTTTTCGTGTGTTCATATTCTTTACCTCTTTTCATTTTATCCGCAGCGTCTTTCTGATAACCCTGAGAAAATCTTTACTAATTTTTCGCCTTTGGTGTAATCAACTTTTTATAAAGTTCAAGAGCTTCTTCTCCATCGAAAGCATTTATAACATCGACGGCTTCGCGGGGTTTTTTACGCCCCACGATTAAAACTGTGCCGTCTTTACCCGCCGATGAATCAAAACCTATAACTAATGAATCACTGGTCTTTTTCATCGCTTTCTCCTTTCTTAGGAATCCACTTCTTAAATACATCATTGAAATATCCAGCATTATCAAAGAAGTATTTAGAAATCGCCATAGCCAGACCTTTCTCCGGATCAAATGTGTCGTCCTTACCGCATTTTACAACGGTCTTGGTACCGTCGTTCCAGAATACAATTGTAGCCGGACCATTGAAGATGACGTTTTTGATTTTGGACATAGCTTTCTGATATGGTGATACCGCAAGACCCGTCCCGAATCGTTTGTTGATCGTAGCTTTCAAAGCATCAGCATCGAGAGAAGGCACTATCGGCTTAAAAACACGTGGGTAATTCGACGGCAAACTATATACAGCTCCGTCTGTTGTCGTGCGAAGGATACCACTAACACAAGTTCTGCACGTTTCCTTATGGTCTTTATTTGCACATAAATCACAATAAGTATTCATAATCATTTCTCCTTTTCTTCCAATTTCATAGTGACGCCACATTTCATCGCGGCTATCGCGATCCTGGCGTCCGTACACTTTCCTGCGACTCTATATATTGTATAAGCCATGATTCCGGCTATAACAATTTTTGCTCCGTCACTCATAAATATCACTCCTCTAATCAGTGAATATAGTCCCAATCCTCAGCGAGAATATCATTGATACTTGGAACCCACATCGCATGGCTACCATTAGTCATTTTGATCTGCAGATATGGTTCACATTTAAACAAATCTCCTTCGTTAAGCCCCCAAGCTTTTGCAGTCTGCATATTACATGGGATTCCGTTTGGATACCCCTTCTGATACACGACAAACATTCCTTTACCATTCCATCCATGTCGGAAAATCTTTTCTCCATTTTTCACTTTCTCAAGTGCCTGACCGAAATTCATAATCCCATTCCTCCTACTGTAATTTACTCCTCTGGGCTTTCTTCCTCAGCATATCTTGCTGCAAATCTATCAATATTCTGAATGACCTCCATGGACTGCAGATATGCAGTACGACCAGTTTTGCCATTTACTTCCCAGTCATATGGTCTTACATCCAGATTGACCGAGCGAATATCAATCTCATCCACGATGGATACCATATCCTCGCTCAGTTCTCTATGTGCATTTCCGGATACTAAATATACCTGTGGTCCACGCTCGTTAAATTTCACTTTAACCGAGAGATATCTGAATGGCTCTTCGCCTTCGTCTCTCGGCTCTTTGATTTTCACATTCCAGCCACGATCGATAAGTTCATCAGCGAGTTCCTGGTTTGGAATAACCACTGCGAAGTTGCGGTCCCCCTCACGATTGAATTTGCATCCCTCTCCTCTGAGGTTTTTGTAAATGATTCTTGCGTCGTTAATCTGTAAAATGTCTCTTGGTGCAAATGTCAGTTCCATAATTCTTTTAATCTCCTTTAAATAAATATAATTTTGTATAAAACAAAGAGCCTCAGCTATTTCTAGCCAAGACTCTCAGTTTGCTTATTGAATGAAGCCAATTTTCGCGTACTTCATTATTTCATAGAAATCCTTGAGTGATAAGGTCGCCATACCATATTTACATTCACTGCAAGCACCGTTACATCCAACACTTTCCGTGTTATTGTTTTTCATATTCGGATGTTCACAATACATGTCCACTGTGTATTTAATCTCACCATCTTTGGATTTTAAATAATGCTTCATGAAATCACTCCTTTCATAATAGGAAAGGATTTCTCCGCGAATATCAATTCCACGGTAACTCTACTTCTTCACCAGCGTCCTCCGGAATATTCATGAAATCCGGCAATGGTTTTTCTTTAGGAATATACGGATCTTCCGATATAAACCATTCATAATCACCGTATTTAGAAATAGATTCAATGGCATCATTAACAAGTTTGTCATAATATGATCGGTCGATAATGCCATCATTACCAGTGATCAGTTCTGCCCCAGATACCTTTTTCTCTTTCCCAGTATCCGGATCGATAACTGTCACCATTCCTTCGGATTTCTTCAACAACATTTCAGCTTCGAGCCATCTGAATCCGGTTGTTCCGGTGGCTGCATAGAATTTACCGTTCTGCTCTCTGACGAGAACTCCGCCACCTTTGCCAGGTTTAACCGGACAGAATTCCCCAACTTTTCCAACAAATTTCAGATTATGACCCTTACTAATCTCTTCCTGTAAAGCCATTGCCTCTGGTTCAAAAGTCGTATCCAGAATTTTTCCTTTCTTATAGTCGGATTCCAGCTTCTCAAGTTTCTTCTCATATTCAGATACATCTGGTAACTTCTCATTCATATCCAAATATAAAGCTGACTTCACTGAGAAAGTTTCTCGCATGTCGTTGATCGTCACAGGTTCCCTACTGAAGCAAGTCTTGAATACATAAGGAACCGCAAACTGCTTACCGGTAGCCGTCCATGGGTTATTCTTATGCTTCTTATTATCTCCTGGAGCATATCCGTACATAGCCACACATTCATCTGGGTCTTTATACTTGGCAATATAAACCGCATTGTTTACGAGACACATTCTGTCGTAAGTAGCCTCATGCTCAAATGTGTAACCATATCGCTTACCAAAGTCCATAACAAATTTGATAATTTCTGGTGTAGCATCCGGAATCTTAATGGAATCCGTCTTAATATGAGCGACAGTGAACCCGCGTTTCTGTACCTCATGCTTGAGATCCACCATAAACAGTGCGCCACGTTTGGCAACGATATTGTCTTTGTTACGAATATCCCTGAATGGATTATCGAAGTTGGCTGATGTAAGACCGTATACAGAGTTAATTGCAGTCTTGAGTGCATTAGCAAGATCTTTGGATGTCAACTCGCCATTCTTAACCCTCTCGATATGTTTTGTAAGCTTACCACCAAGCATACCGTTGACGATATCCCAAGCCTCGTGTTTGATGGATACACGTCCCTCGACAATTTCTCTATATGCTGTTGTGTATCTGACTCCAAACAGACACTCAGCAATGGTGCTGTGCGGGTGCATTGAAGCGATATCCAGCAATGCCACATTTCCATACATGCCTGGTTCAGCGTATACATAACCGCCTTCACCAACTTCTTCCCCACGATATGTAGAAATGCCATTCTCATATTTGTAACCTGGAAAATATGGCAATAAGCTGCAAGCTTCTCCATGAGGTTCGGCCATCATTTCCCTACAGGATTTCTCAAGGAAGGCTTTCACTTCTGGATCTAACTCATGTACAGGCTCTGCCAAGTTACGATACTGAAACTCGTTCTGAGGATGCTTATTATTACCAAAGATAAATCTTTGAGTCAGAGTATTGGTGGTGTCATTTACAGTCAGCCCAGCCAGATCCGCCAAAATCTCCCTTGCAATAAAATCACTCTTCAGATAATCCCATGCCGCTTCAGTCGCCAAGACATCATTATCGCAATACTCCGCTACTTTCTGCCATAACTCTTTAGGCACCGGCTTGTCCCACGGAAGACCGAGCTCCTGATGATGGATGCCCATCTCAATTTCAAGCTTTTTCAAACTCTTTTTATTGCCTGCAGAAGCGAAATCATAAATATCGGTATATGAAATGTTATATGCCTCACCGAATAATACTTTTCGACTGTCGCCTTTTTTCGTATTGATAATTTTCTGAGACAAATCATAAAGCTGTTCGTTCGTATACCCCATCATACAGGCATACAACATATGATTATCGTATCTCCGACAGTTAAATCCAACTAACCTAAATTTAATAAGTTCCTCGATATCCTGCGGCCGTGGATTTATCAACCTTACAATAGGTTTCCCCTCTCCCTGGACTTTCCAGTTAACCAGGAACAAGTTAGGAAATACCTCACAATCATAAAAAACCAGCGGCTTCTCATCGTTCGTGAGTGCTACCGCCGGTTCTTCAGATTTGAATTTCATTTTACTCACAAGCCTTAAACAATAATCAGCCTGATTGGTGCTCTGGGCTGCAAAAGAATATACCGCATTTCTCATATCTGAGACATCATAAGCTTTGTCACTGGCATAAGCATCATTGAGAAGCTTATTGATAAAATCAACACTGCTTCGAGTGTCGTGATGATATTCTTTTTCGAGATTTCTCTTTATGGTAGTTCTAAGACTCTGTTCGTTTTTAAATCCTTCAATATTTATCACTTTTTTTCCTCCCTCCTTCAAAGGAAGTCCTGAGCTAATATGTGCAATAGGTAAACCATTGCATTTTGTAAGCTTTCTTCTGAGTGAACTTTTTCCTGTGAATACTTTTATTTCAATGTCTTTGTCGTAAAGACGGTTGAGTAGTGTTGGATCTCCATCATAAATATAATGAAGATGAATCCCTGCGCCACTTTTACTTAACTCAGCATATGTAGCCGGCCATTTGCTTGCTGCCGCCTGGTTCTTCTCGAATGACTTGTTACCGGACTCATCCTTAATATCAAAATCAATGACTATATGATTCTCTGGAACCTTGACATAATGTAATTTATGAACATCGATGTCGTGTAACCTCGTGGTAACAGTGTCCCATGGTTTGGTTGGGGTTTCTTTTTCATTGGCGTATTGAGCCAAATAATCTCCTGCAAGGATGTCGAATTCCGAAGATATTCCCTCCATAAATTCAATAGTGCCTTTCTTCTTCGCTCCATCATCTTTCTTCTCACCCCTCATATCTTTCTCAAATTTATCAAGACGAAATCCTGAATATACATTCCGTGCCTGAGATTCGCTATCAAACTCCTCATCGAAATTCCAGAAATAATTCCGAAGTTCTTCCTTAAATATTCTCTGAGAATATGGATAAGGTACCTTAGTTTCATCACAATATACCTTATACATCTCCCATGCGGCTTTAAGAGTTGTTCCATCATTCTTTTTGAACACACTGAATGAATCAATCATGAAATTATAAAAATCATTTGTGGCTCCCATCATCAGTGTTGGGACATAAGAATCATAAGCATTTTTATCAGCCAAATATACCTGATGGCAGTGATAGGCAATTCCTGGAAGCTCAAAAGGAATTTTAGCCATACAATCCGAATATTCCCTCTGATTCAGTTTATTTCCGGACGGAGTAACATCGATCAATCTTCGGAGTAAACCAGATTTACTGTCCGTAATCTTTACCGGCTTATTGGTTCCCATAAATAAGAAAGCATTGAACTTATTCGCATAAGTAGATTTAAACTTCTCATTCACTGTCATAAGCTCATGTGACACAAGACTGTTTAATCTGGTGTTATCTTCAATTCGTGACAAGTCGCCGTCATGCTGGATTGCTACCAATGGATTTGTTTTAAATGCTTCCAATGCAAAAGAGTTATTAGCCGATCCTAATGCCTTGGCGTCAAAAACCGAATAATAACCCTCGAATAACTGCTGTATAATATTTAAAACAGTGGATTTACCAGTACCTGCTGATCCATACAGCACCATGAATTTCTGAATATGTTTTGAATCCCCTTCAATAACCGATCCAATTGCCCATTCGATTTTACGTCGCTCTTCTGGAGAATATAAAGTAGTCATCAGCTTTTCATACCCGGGAATATCACACTCTTTCAACGGATAGCTTAACATCTTACTGGCATAATCTTTTTTAGTGGTCTTAGCGTCACCAAATATAATCTTCTCATCAAGCGGGTGATAATTATCCCGCATCTGTTTCTGACAATATTTGTGCCATGCATCTATAGAACCTGAATTCGAATCCCACATATATTTGGTATGAAGTTCATCAACGGCGTGCTCTTCCTGCTCTTTTGTGTATTCATATAACGCAGCATCGACCATATTGATCACATCTTCTTCATCGGTGGACCAGAGACCGGTGTCTTCATTCCAAACAGCATAAAAATCGCCGCCTCGTATCATGAGATCCGACGATTTCTTCAGAACAAATTTAGGGAATATCTCGGTGACACCCTTCTTTATTTGGCGCGTCGAAATCTTCATGAAATCAATCATTACACTATGTTTCTCCTTTCAAGATTTAAGATATGCTGTCGAGATACCAGCATAATTGTGTCCAAATGTCCACTTTTGTAAGATCTACGCCAACGTTTCGAATCGTGAATAAGCCACCCTCACCATTGGCCTCATACTGCCTGTCCATGAATGAATTCACTATATTTTCGGCAGTCTTTTTATCAAAATGCTTATCATCCATGGCACCGAGCCCCATGTTCGTAATCATCCCCCAGAACCATTGACCCGTTCGGTCACCAAGCGCCGGATTATCCATGATGGTTTCTTCTGTTCGTATTGACAAAGCAACCATCATTTCCAAAACGCTGCACGGTCCTTCAAGACAATCTCGAACCCAGGCATTCCGATCTTCCATTCCAATATCTACAGCAAATCTCCATCTGAGATCCACTCCGTCCGCAGCCCGGTTCTCGTCACTCCGCATTACACATCTAAACGGAATCATGTGCAAACAAGACAATAACTTTCGGTAAGTTACCTTTCCGGTGAATCTTTTCCCACAGATGATTTCTGACATCCATTCAAAATACTTATTGATAATATAATTCTTATTCATTCATACTCCTATCTCGTAGGATATACGTCACGGAATCGTCGAGTATCCAGAAGGATTTCATACTCCTTATCCAGAGTCTCATTTCTGACAAACACCGAATCATCCTCATATTCTCCGAAATGGTTCAGAGCTTCTTTCCCAATGGTCTCTTCGATATCATCGTCATCCATAACACAGTCCGCTTCATCAGTAACAACTCCATCCGCCCAATATGTAAGGCTCTCAGATGGAAGTTCGCTTTCACCATACTCATCCGGTGAAATAACATATTTATCCATATAATCCTCCTCTTTTTCATCAGCATAATTATTTTCCGTAATAATATTTTTCATTGATCTGTAGTCTTTAAAACCAGTATTCGACGGTTTTGGCTGTAATGTAATATCAACATTTACACCCTCATTAACACATGCTTCAGCGACATCTTCAACAGTCAACTGTTTTTTGCGCCATACTTCTTTCACCGATGCGATTTCTTCATCGGCCAGTTTTTTATATTTATCCTTTACGAGTTTCCATGTTACTGCGGAGCCAATAGCGACTCCTGCAGCAAATATAAGAATTTTATTTATCATGGTCTTTCCCTTCCTTTGAAAATGGGTTTTCTACGCTCTTATGAATATAAATCTTTTCGTCGATTATCACTCCGGGTATTTTTCCCATCTCAAAAAGAGCTTTTAAAGTATTTCTGCCGCTATGCCATTTGACGGCAGCTTCGTCCAGGGTCATAAGACCAGGAAGCGTATCACCATCGAATATAGACACGTTTTCCAAATTATTTTCCAGAATGAATATGATAAGTTCTCTACCTGTCATGATTTCTCCTTTCACCAAACGCGATCGTAAATATCCCTATAGGTATTCCCCGACCCAATGCTATTGAGTCCTGTCGTTCACATCAGATCAAGGATGTTTCCATCAACATTGAAATCAAGCAGAATTGTTCTTTCATACCCGTTCACAAAGTTACGATTCGCTTCTTTGCTAGTGTCATAAATACCGAAATCGACATAATTATCACCAATCGGATTCTTTTTATCATAGATCCACCCTACAATCTGACCTGCTCTTGTGTGCTGAATTCCGAGCATATCGTATACTTCATTCAGAAACAGGTGACCACGATCCTCAAGTCTCTTGGTTGCGGCTGCTTCCTGCTGACGTAAGAAGATCAGATTGAGTTCCGGATCTTTAGTCCATCCGATACAACCATCATCAAAGAATTTTGCAAATTCACTGATGGCATTCGGATCTACTACATCGACAGTCTTTTTTACAGTCTTTTCATTACCTTTTTCGTCGGTAACAGTCTCCTCCACTTCCTTAGCTTTGATGTTATAACGGAGCTCTTTATCCAGTTCTTTTCCGAATCTTTCAACGACTCTTCCACGATAATCTTTGAAGCTTTTGTCAACTGCTGTATATGCTGCAGCCAGTGCGATGTTCCTCTTTCTGAGAATATTGTTGGATGTGAGAATAGCCGTGATAGATAATCCTCCGAGAATAACCGCCGGTGCATAAACTTTTGCAACTTTCAGGGCTGTCTGAGTGTATACAATAGCAAGATCCTTATTGCCGTCTTCCGGAGTATACTCCTCATCAACTTTATCCGGATTTTCGATCACGTCATGAATGGAATCAATCTTATCTCTGGAATCATCCAGGATATCACCAAGTTTGGTGGTAGCCTTGCAAGCCATTACAGCACTTGCTACCACACCGATTACCCCGGCCACCACAAGGATTTCCGGACTGTGTTTCTGCAGTTTAAATGCCATTCTGTGTGCTGATCTGGAAATAGTGTTCATAAATGCTAATTTTTTCATTATTCGTTCTCCTTTTTAAACTCTTCGATTTCTTTTACTGACATACCATCGATTCCGGCAGACTCATCGGAATCCGTATGCATAAAATATTCTTCTCCCTGCGGATACATATATCTGAACATACAATAGTTTGCAGCATCTGCCAGATACTCTAAGTTACCTGTTTCTTCAAATTTCTGAATACATTTTTTAAGTGATCCGATCGCATCGACATATCCTGATACGAAATTTCTTGAGGCTTTTCCATATTTGAAATATGACTGCACCACAAGATTCTTTCGGACTTCATCGAATCTATTACTATATTCAGTTTTTAAAATAATCTCTTTTGGATCTTCCATAAATCCTCCTTAAATTGGTTCTGCCTTTGGAAGCTTGATCATATAGCCATCCCGAACTCTTGAGATATCAGCTCTGGCCAAGCTTTTCCAACCGTATTTATTGTCTGTGTAGTTGCATGTCATGCCGCACAAATCGTACATATCAGCAACACTGACAACGCCATATCTGTCCATCAACTCATCCATGCTGGCCAACACTTCATCAGCCTCACCTCTAGTGTCAAATACAACGTCATCGAAATCATAGCTCGCTCTTACGGATCTTCTTGAGCTACGACTAGAATTATCAGAATATGATCTATATGACACATAATTTGATGATCCTCGGCTACCGCCCCGTTTGTCGCCATACAGCATCATATCAACTCCGTCTTTCACAATATCCGAGACAGCTTTTTTGATTGCTGGTACCAGCACATCCAGAAAAATATAGGATTTAACGTTAGATACATCCTCTGAGATAAACACGTCCTTGAATTTGCTTACTTCACTTTTCTTTTTTCTTTTGACATTGCCAGTGACAACTTTGTCTACTTTCTTCTCAGCAGCCTCTTTAGCCTCCGCTTTTGCTTTATGGGAATTTGCTCTATAATCCTCCATGAGTTCTCCTCTCTTAATCAACCATCATAATTTTTCCGGGTAGCGTAATTCGTGATCCCGCAATACGGTTATTTCTTTTCTTAAATTGATATGTTAAATTACTTCTTGCTTTCTTTTCGGAAGGAGCCACTGTCTCTCCCTCCCAACTATCAGCAAGAAGAGTGTTAAATTCCATGACCGGACCTTTATAAGTAAATTTAGGCATGATACACTCCTTTCGAATAAAAGAAAAAGAGGAATACCTTGTTATAGGTACTCCCCTGCCGGAATATAAATCTTATTCTTCTGATGCTTCATCAGATTCAGTTTCGTCGACTTCTACATAATCGGAATCAGCTACCACATCTGAATCGTCCTCTCCGCTTCCAGCTCTTGATCCGATCATAAAGGCGGCTACCAAACCCAGTCCAATCACTGCGCCTTTCGCAATGTTCTTTCCGTGTTTTTGTAATCCTTCCTTCGCTTTCGTTCCAAAAGCTTTCAGTTTAGATTCCTTAACTTCTTCAGTGGCTACTTCTGTCTCCGTATTCTCCTCTGTAGTTACCTCAACTTCTTTAACCTCTTCTGCTTTAATTTCTTTCATCTTAATAATCTCCTTTCAGATTTTTATATTCTTTTCATTAAACAATATGTATTTTTCGCGAGTCTACATAAGCTTGGCGAAATCATATCTTGGAGCAACATGATACTCAAGAGTAATACACGGTCGACCATCATTTGCTACCATCGCTCCGTAGCTTATCTCGAGTAAACCATCATCAATGTTCCAGCCAAGTTCGTCCCCCATGTCCGTATTACTCAGACCTATTTCGTTGTAGAAATCATTTAATGCTGCATACATCTCATATACCATGGTTTCATTGATCTTATTGACCGCAGCACGAATTGTCTGAATATCTGACTCAAAATATCGTCCGGAAATACCGTCATAGCAAAGCTGTTTACCAGTTCCGGTGACAATTACTTCGCTTTTGGATACAGGTTTCTCATCCAGATGTTTCTGAGCGACCTTATCACGAATAACTTTTTCTTTCTCCTCTCCAATCTCCTCTACGACTTTCTCTCGGTATTCATTCAGAGCTGTTTCGGACAATTTATAGGCAGTAGCCAATGCAGCGTTTCTCTTTGCATTTACCGAATGAGAGCCGAGTAAACAGGCGATAGACGCAGCACCGCTGATAGCTGCCGGAATATAACATTTCCATGTGGTTTTGACTACTTCAACGGGCTTGAGTTCTGGCATATCATCGTACGAATCATCTTCTTTCAACGTATCGCCATATTTCTCATATCTCTTTTCAGTCAGAAGTTCCAATGCTTTCGGGGTAGCTTTAACAGCTAAGACGGTCGCAGTAATGCCGCTCGCAATGCCAATCCCGAGCAGAATCTCAGGACTTCGTTTTCCGAATCCTCGTTTCACAGTTTTAATGAATTTTGTTACAGATTTGTTCATGATATCTCCTTTCAAATGAACATAGTTTTGTTAAAACAAAAATAAGAAGCCCATTAGGACTCCTTATCTGTTTTCTCGGTAATATACTCTTCAAGTTTTTTGTCGATTTCTTCTTTCGACTGCTTATCTGTAGCCCAGCTAGCAACTAATCCGCCAATAGCCACAGCAATCCAACCAGCCATTTTTATTAAATCATATTTCTTCATTTCTAGTATATCTCCTTTCCGTTAAAGTCGTTGGAATTCTCGCGAGTCAGTAATATTCATCATAATTCATGATCGGTTCAAATGGCATTTCGATAATATAAAAGACGGAACCGTCGTCAAGTTTTGCCGGAATGTGGTTGAATTCAATCCAGAACATTCCTTCGTCCATGGGGGCCCATCCTGCTTCAGCTCCCCAATCGGTAGGCTCCAGACCAAGGAATTCATACAGTTCGTTTATTACAGCTTCTCCTCTGAGAATATAATTTCGATTCAGATGATATTCCGCCATGAGGACCTGTTCGAGACTGGCTGTGAAGAACCTCTTTGAATATTCATCGTACCAGAGAACCGGTTTAGATGAATTTTCTTCTAGGGCTAAATCACAAGGCACAGTTAAATATGAAGCATTGATGTATACAGTTTGAGACTTCTCTACCGCCAGAGCTTCGATAACTTTCTTATCGGCCTCATCGCCGTACAATTCCTTGAGTTTTCGGCGATAGTCCTTAAAGCCCTGATCCAACAAAGCGTATGCGCTGGCCATAGAGGATTGAGTCTTTCGATTTAACATCTGAACTCCAAATATACACGCAATAGTAGCCGAACCCAGTAGCACTGCCGGAATATAAGGTACTGTCGCTACCTTAACTTTTTCAAGTGCAGTCAAATCTTCACCTTTTTGAGCCTCCGCCTCCTGAATAAGTAACAGTGCTTTTGGTGTGGCTCTCGCCGTTGCGAATGCCGTAGATACCGTCCCCATCGCAGCGAGTATTGCCAGGAGCTTTGGTGAGTTTCTTCTGAGTGTCATTTTTACGTTCATACGATTTCTCCTTTCGTGTGTGTAAAAAGTAAAAGAGAAAGTGCTAAGTCTTTAATTCCTTCTCGCCCTTAGCGTTTATGCGGTATAGTCAACCGCCTTTCTCTCATTAAAGGAGTTGATTTTTTCGCGAGAAAAGAAAGAGCCCTTGTTAGGACTCAATCTCTTCCTTTACAAAAGTATTAAATTCTTTAATTTGTTTCTCAGTTTTCTTTTTGTCTTTCCACAGATTGATAACTTCGAACCCGCCCGCAATTACTACTCCAAATATTGCCCCAACACTAACTCCAATCAGAGCATCTTTTACTCCTTTGTCGTAGCATGTAGTTGCAAACTCCCCGAGTATTTTCATTGCTTCTTTGTCAGTTAACTCTTTGATTTCTTCAGACATAATGATCCTCCTGCAAATTTAAATGTTTTATTCTTTCATAATAGTCCGCGTATATTTCGCGAAAAAAAAGAAAGAGGTCAATGAATGATCACACCTCTTTCCTGCTGAGTTATTTACCTCTGTTTAATAACAGGTAGATAAATATACCTCCAACAATTGCGATTAATACATCACTCATTTTCCTCTTCCTCCTTTGAGAATTTTGTTTTAATAGAATTTACGATATCATTGCCGTAATATACGATATATGGTATACATGCCGAAATTATCATAATCAACATCCATCCTTTCCAATGGATTTTAATCCAATCAAACTGCGGTTTTACAACCATTTCTTTGTAATCTTCTAATGATTTATTCATAGTAAATTCCTCCTTTAAGATATAATTTTCTCATTATAGGAGCTGTAAAAAGCGCGAAAAATAAAAGAAAGAGTCCTCGTTAGGACTCTTTTCTTCGAATTTCTTTTAAAACCAAAATTCCTTTTTTAGGATTATAACCACGATTTCTATAATGTAAGTCTTTATCATACTTTTTATAAACACTCTCACGTATTTTTCTGCCAGCGTCAGAAAGTAAATATCCGAGCTTCATGAGTATCCTCTCGAAAAAATTCAATTTAATTTCCATAGTTATACCTCCGTAATATTTTAATTTTGTGTTTCATTAAAGGAATTGATATCTGCACGAAAAGCAAGAGCCGTTGCCGACTCCGCTTTGTGATTACTGTCTTTTCCTAATGAAATGTCTGATAATTAATGCTATAATTACAGCACATACGATTACATCGCCAAACACAACAATTCCGGCAGCACCTAAAACCGCTACACAAAGAACCGCCAATATTGCTAATACTACCAATGTAATTAATAAGATTGTAAATAATATCATAACGTAATCCCTCCTTTGAAATTAGTAATCTTTCCATTAGAGAAATTGTTTTCAACGCGAAAAAAAGAAAGAGCCCTGGTTAGGACTCCTCCTCTGATTTTCTGTTTTTGGTATCGAAATATAGTTCTTTTACAGCACCCGCAATCGTTCCTAACATCATTCCAGTACCGACTAAAATAGCTCCTTTTACGATGCCCTCTCTATACATTTGAGCTCCCCATCGCATAAGTGCTTCTTCATGGTCGGGTATTAAACTTTCAATTTCTTTGATTGCTTCTGGTGTCATTAATTTCATTTTCATGATCTTATACCTCCATAAAATTAGTTTTTTTTCATAATAGCATCTGTGATTCGCGCGAAAAGAAAGAGCCCTTGTTAGGACTCCTTTCTTACTAATGAGTAAAAATAATTGACATGAGACGTTTAACACCGTCTATTCCATCTCCTGTTTTGAATATGGTTGCTAAATAATACTTAACGATTTTCGATTTTCTTCCCTCTATAAAAAGCCTAGTGTTCATGCCATCAATATGCGAACGACATATAAGACCGCATTCCAAAGCTTTTTTACGACAGAAGTCAAAATGTTTCATCCGTTTTTCCGCATCCTTGTAATCAAAAATATCTGATGTTCTAATGTAGATTTTTCTCATATAAATCACTCCTTTCGTAATAGCAATTGTAATTCGCACGAAAAGAAAGAGCCCTGGTTAGGACTCCTTTCTCATTTCTTCAATCTTAGCGACAAATAATAACGCTTCTTGAATTGTTAAAGCATTAGGAATCTGAATCGCATGTCCGTCCCAATTTTTCACTCGTGATATCGTTTGTGCGAAAATTTTGCAATATGTTTCTTCGTCATCATCCCATTCGATAATAACCTCTTCGTCATCTTTTTTATTCTCGTAAACAATATAGTTACACATTAAATCACACACACGAACCTCATATCCCAATGCTTTAATTTTTCTATCAGTTTCTGTCATAAATATCACTCCTTTCATAATACGTCATGTTATACACGCGAAAAAGAAAGAGCCCTTGTTAGGACCCTCATTTGAAGCTTATTGCTTTTGCTTTTCTGAATCTTGTTCTGCCTGGATATCGCACTACCATATCTGTAATCAAATCATCCATGGCCAATAAATCGAGAACTATCAGAAACTCTATTACATGGTTTCTACCTCTTAATCCTATAATAGTACCATTAGATTGTCTAATAATATCCTCGATATCATCGATATTTTTGCATGATTCATCAACGGTCATTTCAAATACCCACGCATTTTTATTCAATTCTCGCATAAATAATCACTCCTTTCATAATACAGAATGTAATTTACGCTAAATATTTCTCCGATCAAAGCATGTTTCCCATCGTTCTCTCTTTAAAGGTTTCATCTTCAAAGCCCACATAATCTGCCGGACGCTTACCGTTGGGTATGATCCATCTTCGCACTCTCCGGCACGATCATCGAAGAACTTTTTGAAACCTTCATGTAAATATAAAGCATCAACCAGCCACGGATCGATTTCGGTCCAATATGTTGATTTAGTTTCTGGAATATAACGCTGCTGAATAACAGCCAGACCTTTCTCTCCGATTTTATATAAAGTACAGTGACTGTATACCGGATGATCACAAATATAAGTCTGTCCGTACATGGATGTGTAATGATCTGGCTTGTCGTAATGGTATCTCATTTGTTTATTGAAGACTTTCCTCTCCAAATATACCCTGTATCGTCATATAGTTTCTTTGGAGAAATATAATAATTGATCCGACCGAATTTACTATTCATTTGATCGATGGAAGTGATCACTCTTCCGTTTCTGGTAGCTCTACCAATGGGTAAATACCCAGTTATAAGACCTGCTCTGACCCAACATGCGTCTTTACCGTATACTTCAGCGACTATTCTGACTGGTACCCCGCCTTTACCGAATTCGATATCTGCCATATGTATTCTCCTTTCGCGTGAAAAAAAAGAAAGAGTCTCAACTATTTTAGTCAAGACCCTTCTCTCGAAAATTTAACATTTTACAATATCAATCATGAATGGGTAACTTTTAGTTATTGCTGTCTTAACTCTGTTGAGCTGTTCGTCATTTGCCGTAATGCAGACTCTCATTGGAGATCCTTCGCTGATTCGAAACGTCTGCTCTATAACATCCGCTCCGGACCCTTCGAGGATTCCGATAATACGCCCCATCACATATGGAGATTTCTCAAGCCCATACTTTCGATCTTTCTTAACAACAATTTCATAAGTCTTCATAGATGATTCCTCCTTTTCATTAAAGGCATTGTGAAATATGCGAGATAAAAAAAAAGAAAGAGCCATTTAGAGCTCTTCCTCTTCTTCCTGTAATTCGTACAGGGGACTTGATATTACTTCAGATGTTATTACTATACATGATATTGCATAGCACATTCCGAGGAGTGGATCGCGTAAATATAGAATTAATCCAATTATAACTAACGCGATAACCACCTCAATGGCTACTAATATTTTTGTAATCTCAACTTTGTTCGTCATAATATATTTCCTCCTTTGAATTAAGTTATTCTTTTCATTAGAGGAAATGTATTTTTCGCGACTAAAAAGAGCCCATACCATTTTGATATAAGCTCTTTTATAAAACTGTTATTTTCCAGATATACTGTTTACTATATCGGCCAAATAGAAGCAGAATAATGGAATTAACCATAATAAACATACGTATCCAAATAAAGAATAATCTTCATTACCTGTTATTCTTCCAATTAATAGCAACGCTAACGCAATGATAACCACGATAAGTGTTATTGAATTCATACGTTTACGACCCATCCGCTTTTTATCTTCTTTACTCTTTTTATCATATAATTCCAATTCAAGTTCTTTTAGACGAATCGCTTTTTCGACCTCGGCTTCTTTAATTCTAGCCTCATCCACCTTTCGATATGTATACGTGGAGTTACCGTCATCAATCAGGATTTTAGTTCCGCAATACTTACAAAAACACTGTCTATGCCCTTCCTCAATGTCAATGTCTGCGCCACATTCCGGACACTTTAGGGAGATTATCTTCATCATGTATCATCAGCTCCCCGATACGGTCAGTAGTCTCTGACTTACTCTGTTTTGAACATCCAGATAATATTTGAGTTCTTCTGTATTCAAATCAGAATCGCCCATATCGTCCATTTTCTGTGTAAAGTCGGCATATTGTTTCATGTATTCGGTATAATCATTCATCATGGAAACTACGTCGTCTGAGTTTTCATACTTTTCCATGAAATCGCAATAATTATTCATGAATGTTTCATAGCTATCCAGAAAATCTTTAACTTCTGGACGAATTCCTGCTGAATCAGCTGCCGCGGTATCGTTAGTCGGAGCTTCCGTCTCAGCTGGGGCTTCTGTTTCTGCCGGAGTTTCTGTTTCTTCAGGAATCGGGGTGTCAGTCGGCTGAGGTACAGGAGTGTCGGTAGGATCAGCCGGAGCCTCGGTTTCTGTCGGCGTTTCTTCTTTGACGGTATTGGTAGATGTTTCAGTTTCACCACACCCAGCTAAAACACTAGCTCCAAGCATAGTACATAATACTGCCACTGCCATTTTCTTTTTCATTGTGTAAAAAACCTCCATTCTCGCATGTCTGTATAGACATTATACTACTCCTACATAATTGTGTAAACAAAAATAAACAAAATAAAACAAAGACGCCAAGTTTCCTCAGCGTCCCTGCTCGTCCGTATTTTACTTCTTTGGAAGAAGTTTGTTAATGAAACCACGTCCCATTATTGTAGTAATCGTTCCGTTTTCCTCGAATTTGAATGATTTCAAAGTGCCCCAGATAATTACTGCAGTAGATACAACGGTCTCGCCAATGCTTATGGCATATTTGATTTTCCGATCCTTAGCATCCGCTTTCATCTGCTGAACTTTAAGATCTGCCTCGATTTCTCGTGCGTCTCTTTTAAGTTCGTATTCAGTGTTAAGCTTGCTGATCTCAATCTGTCTGTCCATAAGCTTAGTGATTCCTTCGACTGCTACTTTGTAGTCATCTGAACCAAGCTCCGTTCCACCCAAAGCCTCAAGTTCTTCCTCCAATTCGCTTCTTAACAGTTTTTCGATAGTTTCCATTTTGAATTCCTCCTTTAAAAATAAGTTAACACGTTTCCGTAATAGGGACTGTTATTTGTGCGAATTATGCAGAATAACAATGTCTTTGTTCACAAGGTTTACGTCTTTAGGCAAAGAGACTTTTACTGAGTAGAAGCCTTCGTTAATAGAAATCTCATCATCCGAATATGGTGTAACTGTGAAATATCCATGCCCAGATGTTTTCTGGTAGAAACAGCAAGTGATGACGATTCCCACAAACACTCCTCCGAGAAAAAATAAACACGACATACAACATCCTCCTTTGAATTGTTTTTATGAAATTCCCTCCCGGGAATTTTTCACATTACAAATATAACTTTGTTTCCGGTAACCTGTGTACGGATTCTAACCTAGAATAGCGCTTTGTCTAATCTAGGTTAAAAATAAAAGAAAGAGCCCTTAATAGAACTCTTCCTCGTATTCCTCAGATTTTGCTTTGGCATATAAGCCAATGGAAATACAGTCAACCACAAACATTGCGGTTCCAGCCAGTGGCATTGTGTGTAACAATATTATTGTAAATATCATCATCAATATCACCACTTCTACTTTCACCAGCATCTTTGTGATTTCTTTTCTCTCTTTAATTGACATAATAAAACCTCCTTCAAAATATGTTTTCTTCTCATAAAAGGGGCTGATTTCTACGCGAAAAATAAAAGACAGAGGCTATGCCCCTATCTTCTCTGCTTTCTCAGTTTCTCTTTTCAAATCCCTTACTTCTTTCTTGAGTTTTTCAACTTCATAATTTAACTCTTCCGCATAACCAATAAGTTCCTTCATCAGTTCTATAGCTTTCAAATCTCTGTTGGATATCAATCCGTCTTCGTTCTTAGCCGATCTGATGGCAGTTAACATAAAATAGTTCATACGTCCTTCAAATTTCATTCTGTCCATGTCTATCTCTCCTTTGAAAATAAGTTATTCTTTTTCATTAAAGCAGCTGTAAATTCCACGAATTACGTTGTATAATAATTAGACCAATATATAGGAGGTCCACCATCATGAATGGATATTTCACAGAAAATGAAGACGAGATCATTCAGCTTATTCTTCAGGGTGAAGCAGTTTGCGATTGCGGTGCATTGATGAATTTAGAAGACGATCAATTCGTATGTCCCAACTGCGGTAAAGTCTACGATATCGATGAATATGAGGACGACGGCCCGTATGTCAATCTTGTAGATGGTTGCATACTCGTCGATTCTGAACCGGACATTCCGTCAGGATGCGTTTCATGCGGTGCTCCATATCCGAAATGCAAGACATCCTGCGATAGATTTGACGATTGAAGCTAATCTAGGTTTGTGATATACTATTATTCCAACCAAATCATGAAAGGAGCTTCAGTATGACTAAAGTAGAAATCAACACATTTATTGAAACCATGGAAGAATTCGGTGATATCTGGACCGCAGACCAGGTAGAAGAAGTCTATGGAAATAGCACCCTTAAAGAAGCTATTGCCGATCGCAAATCATCCCACGAAAAAATGGCAGACCTGATTGGTAAGGTTATTAATTGTTAAAAGAAAAATAAGAGGATAGCTGTCCGCCAACAGCCGTCCTCTTACTTTCTCTAGCTAAAAGATGTTACTCTTCTTTGAGTGCATTTATCAGCAGCATGTCAAAGAATGCCCTGTCCTTGGATATAAGAATGAGCTGTCGCTTCTCATCTTCACTCAGATCCATCTCTTTAATTGTCTGGATGGTCTGTTCATCAAGTTTGAAGCTAATCTCCTTCAATTTGTCCTTGGACACCTCTTTGACTGCATCTAATAAAAGTTCGTAATTCATAGTAATTCCCCTTTCTTTTCTTTGTCATAAAATGAGCTGATTTTCACGCGAATTCAATCCCTCATCTTATTTAAAATCCAGAAGAATCTCCTATAGCTTTCGTAATACACATCTTTGCAGCACGGTATATCCATTTTGATTTTTAACACATCGTAGGATAAACCCTCCGTCACTCCTTTCAGTATGTATTCAGCCAGATCGCCATTCGCTTCATTTGTTGCTTTCTCAACCATTTTCATCCGTTCTGAATAATATGATTTCATAATACCTACTCGCTCTGTAGGATTTGAAATATGTTTCATTTTACCGAATACAGCAAGATCGGCGGGTCTTCCAAGTAATCCGGTCATAGCTTCGTAAGTTTTCTTCCATATAGGATACTGCATACAAAAATGCTTGAGTTCATAATATCGATGTCGTTCTATCCAATATGGATTCCTCTCCGATACCTCAGGTCTGATTGTTGTTCCCATGCTTACTTCGTCCTTTCCAAATATAGCCTGTTTCATCATAAAGTTTTTTTGGGGAAATATAATAGTTAATACGACCAAATTTACTATTCATCTGGTCGATAGAAGTTATTACTTTCCCGTTCCTGGTAGCTGTGCCTATATTCAGATACCCAGTAATAATGCCTGCACGAACCCAACAGGCGTCTTTACCGTATACACGAGCAGCTACTGCTACCGGCACTGACCCAGATCCAAATACTACTTCATTCAACGTTCTCCCTCCTTTCAAGATTATTGTAGGCTAACGGCATCTATTTGTTAAAACAAAGTCAGTGGAAAATATAACCTTTTAATCTTATGATGCACAATACATAAAAATGTTTTTACTACCGCCGTCTTTTCGCCACCGGTGCATCGTCATTTCGCTTGGATAGTCTTCAAAGCCAAGGGTGTCCGGCGTAATGGTACCTTCTATCACGCCTTGTATGATTTCTTTTTCGTAATGTTTGAAAGGTATTAATGTGTCCGGTATGACTCGGTGTATTTCACCGCATTGAGAGCATCTGTACCTATACACATAGATTTTCTTCGCTTCTCCGTACTTACCCTTCACTATTCTTTTAGCTTTATCATAATAGTGTGTCTGTCCTCCGCAATGCGGGCAGATAGGCCCATTATCGTATGTCATATAAACCTCCAAAATATATAATGTAGGAATTGACTATTCCTACACCGTATGATATATAATATAAAGTGAAAATACAATGGAAAGGATTGGTAACGATATGTTGATTAAATGTCCAGAATGTGATTTACAGGTTAGCGATCGTGCTTTTGCGTGTCCCCATTGCGGTTATCCGTTAAAAGAGCAACCCAAACCAGTAAGAAAATCATCAAGGAAAAGACGTCGGCTTCCAAATGGATTCGGTCAAATCAGCGAGCTTAAAGGTCGTAATCTCCGGAAACCATTCCGAGCTATGGTAACTGTGGGTAAAACCCCGAAGGGTAAACCGATATGCAAGCTTCTCAAACCAGAAGCGTTCTTTGAGACTTATAATGATGCTTATGCAGCACTTGTGGAATATAATCGGAATCCATATGATTTGGACGACTCAATGACCATGAGTGAATTATATGAAAAATGGAAAGAGGATTATGTGAACTCTGGTAAAAAGCTGGAATCCTTACGAGCACAATCTTACGCTTGGAGATATTGTGGTCCGCTTTATGACATGATGGTTAAAGAAGTTAGACCTAGGCACATACAAGGCTGTGTAGAAAATGCTTCCGCCATTATAGACGGAATGGAACGCGAAGCTTCAGCTAATACCAAAAATAAAGTCAAATCAGTCCTGAATCTCATGTTCGATTATGCCGTACAACATGAACTCACCGACAAAAATTATTCGCGAATGGTTAAATTACCGATAAGCCTTCAACGTGAATTACGTGAAAAAGAAGAACATCACACCCCATACACAGAAGAAGAAATGATGAAAATATGGAATAGCATAGGAATAGTAGATTATGTAGACATATTACTGATTCAATGTTATTCCGGTTGGAGACCTGGCGAAATTGGCCTCATAAAAATAAAGGATGTTAATTTAGATGATTGGTCATACACCGGAGGTATAAAAACAGAAGCTGGGCGAAATAGAACCGTTCCGATTCATAGCCGTATACGTGAGCTTGTGCGGGAGCGATATAACGAAGCTATAAAAGTCAATCGTGAGTATCTTTTCAATTATAGAGATAAAGAAGGAAGATATTCACAAATTACATACAGACGCTATCAGAGTATCGTAAACAATATAAAAAAAGCATTGAATCTTGACCCCGACCACAAGCCTCATGACGGACGCGCACACTTTGTCACAATGGCTAAAGAGGCAGGAGTTGACGAATACGCTATTAAATATATGGTAGGACATAGTATATCTGATATAACCGAACGTGTTTATACCACTCGCAGTTTCGATTGGTTACGATCTGAAATTGAAAAAATAAAATAGAAAGTATATGATACGAAATATTCATTCATACATTTTAAAAAATATAGGAATGTTTATTCATACATTTTTCATTATCTTTTCTATAGTGTAGGAATAAAAATATACGAATAATGTACGAACGGTTCAAAATTATTCGATTCCTACCACATCTATAAATTCTAATACACCTTTTAAATACTAGATTTTCTCTCCCACTTGATTTTTCAACACAATGACTGCGGGTGTGATTCCGGATGTGGCAATAACTGCGGATGTAATAACAACGGCTGCGGATGCGGCAATAACTGTGGCTGTGGCGGATGGGGAACTTCCCTGTTTGGCGGCGGAAACAGCTGCTCCTGCATTCTCTGGATCATCTGCCTTCTGTGCTGCGGCGGCAATAACGGATGCGGTAATAACAATGGCTGTTGCAATGACAGCTGCTGGATCATCATCCTTCTTCTGCTCTGCTGCGGAAATAATGGATGTGGCTGCAACAACTGCTGTTAAAAAGATTCGCAGAAAGGGCAGAGGTTACTTCCTCTGCCCTTTCTGCCGGTGTTTTTTTGCGGCTTCCTGTTTCTTCTTTTTTTCTTCCAGACACTTCAGATCTATCTCATAAAAAGCATTCCCATCAATCACAAGCCTTTGCTTTTTTTCTGATTCCATAGTTTTCTCCCGAAAATAAATTCTTCCATTTATAATATGAAACTTTTTGTATTTCTGTCATATTCTTTCACGAAGAAACATAGATTTCATGAAAAAGGACTTTTTTATGGAACAGGATTTTGTTGCCAGAACTGCACTTGATGAGATGGTAGAAAGTGACCGGAATCAAATGCTGAAAGCCATGATTCCATATTTACCTGCCTCTGGCCAGCAGTTTCTGTCTATGTATGCAAAAACTCAGGAATTGATCAATACCATGACCCTCTTCAAAAATCGCAAAAATTATCCGGATATGCAGGCAGCCAGTCTTTCCATGTCTGATCCGATGGAAATACTTCAGGATATCCGAAAATGCTGCGGTGGTGAAAAACGCAGACAGATCGACCAGATTACAAATCTTATAGCTGTCATGCAAATGATAAAAATTATGAATGAGGAACCGTCAGGAGGTGAAAATCCATGAGTGATGACTGGAAAAACAATCCAAAGCTTTCCCAAATGGATCCGCAGAAACTTTCCATGCTTCAGAATCTGGCTGATCAGGGACTTGGGAAAAATCCTTCTGAACTGATGCCGTTTATTATGGGCGCAGCTTCTCAGGGAAAAAATGCGGGATTAAATTTTAGCTCTGATGAAATCTCTGCGATTATTGAAGT